CGGTCAGGGCCGTGCGCGCGGCCACCGCGGCGATCCTGTCTCGCAAGCCGAAGATCAGCGTCATCACCCCGACCTGGCAGCGCCGTGAGCTGCTATTGAACCGGTGCGTGCCGTCCGTGCGGGCGCAGTCCTATGACGGCGAGATCGAGCACGTCATCGTCAGCGACGGGCCGGATGAGGCCCTGGCCGGCGTGCCCGGGATGATGTTCCTGGACGCGCACCGGCTCGCGCCGAACAAGGGCATCCGGGCGCGGATCGCCGGCACCCGGCTGGCCACCGGGGAGCTGATCGCGTACCTGGATGACGACAACGCCTGGCGGGAGGACCACCTGGAGCTGCTGGAGGCGGCTGTCTCCGGGCAGGACGTCTCGTTCGCCTACAGCCGGGCCGCGTGCAGTAACGGGAACGGCTGCCGGTGGGAGATCGGCTGCGCGCCCCCGGTTTTCGGCCAGGTCGACACCTCGCTCATCGTGCACCGGGCGGGCCTGCTGGAGACCGCGGCCTGGGAGCCGTCCGGCCGCCCCGCTGACTGGCACCTCGTGGACCGCTGGCTGGCCGCCGGAGCCCGGTGGACGCACGTGCCGAAGATCACCATGGACTATTTCGCGAGTACCCCCCTGCTGGCCGGGCGGGCGCTGACGGAGTTCCAGCGGAGCTATCTCGCGGTGCACCAGCAGCCTGCGTGACGTAAGTTCCGGCCGGGCGCGCGTGCGAAAGCGCGTTCACGTGGCGTAACCTGTTCCTAGTCACTGCCACTCGCCCCTGGCCATGACGGAGCGGGGCCTTCGTTCCAACGAGGGAGCCCCGCCCCGTGTCACGCGGGCTGATCGAGCGCATCCACGCGAGCCGCTTTGAGCGGCCTGTTTGCGATGCGCTCTTTTTCATGCCCTCTCCAGGTGCCGGAGGGGGTGATGTCCACTCATGGGTCTTATAGAGCGTATCCAGAACAGCCGTAACGTTGAGTCTCGCGTTATCGGAGGGGTGCCCTGGCGTCCGTGGGATAATTTAATCCCTTCGTGAAGTTCAGCCAGGGCGGTCCCGCGCACCCCACCCGGCAGTTCTACGGTCAGGAGGAGGCGCTGGGGCTGCCCGCGCTGTACTCCGGCGTCAGCCTAATCGCGAACTCCATCGCCTCGCTGCCGCTGAAGCTCTACACCCGCACCGGGTCGGACAACCGGCCGCTGCGATACCGCGGGCCGTCCATCTTCGACGCGCCCAGCGTGGACGGCACCCTGTTCGACTGGCTGTTCACCGCCATGACGTCGCTGCTGCTGCAGGGTAACGCGTGGGGCTACATCACCAGCAGGGACGGCTACGGCTACCCCCAGGGCATCGAGTGGATCCCGCCCGATGACGTGTCCTGTGTCGATGACGAGCTGCAGCCGTGGAACCCGCTGCTGACCAGGATCTACGTTTACGGCCGCCTCATGCAGCGAGACGAGCTGTTCCATGTCAAGGCGTTCAGCCTGGCCGGGCGGACCGAGGGCATCTCCCCGCTGCGCGCGTTCGCGCTGACCATCCTGTCCGGGATCGAGGCCCAGCGGTACGGCACGTCCTGGTACCAGGCAGGCGGTTTCCCGCCCGGGACCTTCCAGAATTCCGAAATCGAGATCGACGCGGACCAGGCCGAGGAGATCCGCGCGATGCTGACTTCGACAATCCGCCGCAGGCAGCCACTGGTCTACGGGCGCGACTGGGACTACAAGCCCGTGACGGTACCGCCGAGCGAGGCTCAGTTCCTGGAGGCTATGCGCCTCAACGCCACCCAGATCGCCGCCATCCTGCACCTGCCCCCGGACCGGATCGGCGGCACCAGGGGCGACTCCATGACGTACTCGACCGTGGAGCAGGGCGCGCTGCAGGTGATCGAGGCGCTGCGCCCGTGGCTGGTCCGGCTGGAGACCGCGTTCTTCGACATCATCCCGGCCAACCGGTACTGCCGGTTCGACTCCGACGCGCTGCTCAAGACGGACACCAAGACCCGGACCGAGATCTACCAGATGCAGCGGAACATCGGCCTGCGCACCACCGACGAGCTGCGCGACCAGGAGGACCTGGAGCCGCTGCCCGGCAAGGCCGGCGGGGAGAACATCCCGCTGGAGGTCATGGTGGCCATGGCCCGGTCCATCCGCGGCATCCCGAACTCGATGATCGGCAGCATCACGCTGGAGATGGACCTCGCCGCGGACAAGCTGCAGGAGCTGCAGCGCGAGGGGCTGGCCAAGCCGGATGACCTGACCCAGCCCGCCGTGCAAGGCCCGGACCAGATGCTCGGCCAGATCATCGCCGCGACCCGCAGCCGCGATCCGGGCGAGCGGGCTGACGCGAACCTCATCTGGGACTACCTGGCCTCGCGCCGGACGGGCCGGGGCATGCCGCGGGTCGGCCCGGAGTACGTCGGCGCCTGGATCCCGGCGCGGCACGAACTGGTCAGTATCCGCAAGTCGGTGACGGATGTCGCGCTCGACACCTGGGCGGACGCCGGCCGCGGGATGCCGGTGCCGCCGGAGCGGGTCGCCCGGGTCGCGATTCTGGCCGGCACGCTGTACGGGCGCAGCCGGAGCGCCGGCGATCACGACGATGACCTGACCCCGGCCCAGTACGCCGAGCTGTGCGAGCTGGTCCGCCGGAACCCGACCACCGAGAACCACGCCAACGGCCGCCGGCTGGCTGGCGCCACCAGTAACGGCAGTCATTGATATGCCGGTTGAGGAGGATGTTGCGTTATGGCAGAAATGAGCAGCGCAGCGATCAATGATCTGCCCGATTCTGCGTTTGCCCACATCGAGCCAGGAGGCCAGAAGGACCCTGGCGGCAAGACGGTACCCAGGAGCAAGCGCCACTTTCCTGTGCACGACGAGGCACATACTCGTAACGCACTGTCACGAGCCCCGCAGTCGCCGTTCGGCAAGGCGGCCATGCCCAAGATCCTCAGTGCTGCCCGCAAGTACGGGATCAAGGTCTCCGGCGACCAGCGGGCCGCGTTCGGGATGTACGAGCCGGACGGCTTCCCGGAGCGCCGGTTCACCAAGTTCCCGCCCGAGATCCGCACCCGCCCGGACGGGCTGCCCAGCACCATCTACGGCTACGCCGCCGCGTTCGGCAAGCTGAGCCGTAAGCTGGGCGGGTTCGTGGAGCAGGTCGACACGCTGGCCTTCAACGAGTCCAAGACGGCCGGCTTCCCCGACGTGGTGTGCCGGTACAACCACAAGGACGATCAGCTGCTCGGCACCACCTACGCCCGCACGCTCAAGCTGGCCATCGATGAGACCGGCCTGGCTTACGAGGTAGAGCCGCCGAATGCCAGGGCCGACGTGCTGGAGTACGTGCAGCGCGGCGACGTCCGGCACAGCAGTTTCGCGTTCAGGGTCTTCCCGGGCGGCGACGAGTGGGGCCTGAGCGAGTTCAACTACCCGATGCGGACGCTCATGTCTGTCCAGCTGGTGGACGTCGCGCCGGTCCTGGATCCGGCTTACCCGGACGCTACCGCCGGCGCCCGCGCGATGAACGGCGCGGTGGAGTCGCTGGCGCTGTGGGTCCAGGGCGACGTGGAGGAAGTCCGCTCCCGGGTGAACGACGGCCGGGTGCTGGAGTTCTTCAAGAAGGTGTCCGCGGACGGCGGCAGGCCGAAGGACGCCCAGCGGGCCAAGCCCGCGCCCAAGCCCGCGATGACCGGAGCGCAGGCGCTGCTGGCCCTGCAGGACAACATGGAAGACCCCTGGGCCGAGGAAGACTAGCTCAGGTAGCAATAACCGAAAAGAATTGCCGTGGTCGTAGCCACCCGGAAGGGTGCGAGGACGGAGCCGGTGAGGATGCCAACTCAGAAAGGACAATCAGATGGCATCTGAAGTCGCCAAGCGGCTCCGTGACCGCAGGCAGAACGTCTGGAACGACGCCAAGAAGATCGCCGAGGACGCTGCCCAGGAGAACCGTGCCCTGACCGATGAGGAGCAGGGCAAGTGGGACGCGATGCAGGAGGAGATGGGCAAGCTCGACACCCGCATCCGCGCCGTCCTGGACACCGAGAAGCGCGCCAAGGACGCTGAGGACGCGTTCGACGCCCTCTCCGGCAAGCGGCCCGAGCAGGGCCAGGCCCAGCGCACCGCGGGCGGCGGCCAGATGCTCGCCGAGATCCGCAAGTGGGCACGCGGCGAGGACGGCGCTCCCCGCAACCTGGAGATCCGGCGCGATCAGAACCTCGGGCCGATCAACTACCGGATCCTGACCACGGCGGGCCAGGGCTCCAGCACGCAGGCCAGCTCCATCATCCCCACGGACTTCTACGACATGCTTATCGCGCACCTCATCGAGGTGTCCGGTGTCATGCAGTGCGGTCCTACCGTGCTCAACACCGGGGGCGGCGAGACGCTGCAGGTGCCGAAGACGACCGCACATTCGACTGCGGCCTCGGCGGCACAGAACGCTTCGCTGCCGACCTCCGACCCGGCGTTCAGCATGCAGCCGCTGAGTGCCTACAAGTACGGCATCATGCTGCAGGTCGCCCGCGAGCTGATCGATGACACCGCGGTGGACCTGCTCGGCTACCTCGCCATGCAGGCCGGCCGGGCGCTCGGCAACGCGTTCGGGACCGACCTGGTGAACGGCACCGGATCCAACCAGCCAGCCGGCGTCGTCACCACCGCCTCCGCGGGCGTGACCGGCTCGGTGACCGGCGTGTCCGGTGCTCCCAGCTACGCGAACCTGGTCGACCTGGAGTACTCGGTCATCGCGCCGTACCGCCAGTCCCGCAGCTGCTACTGGCTGGCTGCTGACAAGACCATCGGCGGCTTCAGGAAGATCACGGACACCGTGGGCCGCCCGATCTGGGAGCCGTCCGCGGTTCTCGGCAGCCCGGACCTGCTGCTCGGCAAGCCTCTCGTGGCGGACCCGTTCATGCCTGCTCAGGCCACCTCTGCGAAGTCGGTCGCCTTCGGGGACTTCTCGCAGTACTTCGTGCGCCTGGTCGGCGGGGTCCGGTTCCAGAGGTCCGATGACTTCGCTTTCGGTAGTGACCTGGTTACTTTCCGTGCGATCCTGCGCGGCGACGGCACCCTGGTCGACCGGACCGGCGCGATCAAGGTCTACACCGGAGCCAGCTCCTAGCAGTCAGTCCCGGCCCGCGCCGGCATGGTCCTGCGGGCGCGGGCCGGGGAAATCACGGAAGGGAACGCCAGCCATGCTCGTGCGGATGCGCTACCAGATGTCCGGCGGACGGCACGACGGGCGCCCGTGGCCGCCGCAGGGCACGACGATCGAGGTGCCTGACTGGGAGGGCGCCGACCTGATCCGCGGCGAGATGGCGGTGGCAGCGG